GATGAGATAGCGGAACAAAATAAAGATGCATCGGCGGCGGCCGCACAAAATATTTCAGATCAAAACAGTGCTGGCGTGACTTCAGATAATTCAAATGTTTCGGACGCTGGTGGGTTTGGTGAGGGGCAATATGCTAGAGGTGGACCCGTAACAGGTCCTGGATCAGGAAGATCAGATTCTATACCTGCTATGCTCTCTAATGGTGAGTTTGTTGTCAATGCGGCCGCAAGTAAAAAGTATAGACCTCTGTTAGATACACTAAACTATACAAAATATGCAGACGGGACACCAAGTACATCAGGATCAGGAAACGCTTTATTTAAGGCTACAGGTGTAGACAAACAACTAAATGCATTAGGAGATCAAACAGATTTACTCACAAGCATCGATGGTTCTCTCAGAGTAATTTCGGGACAAGGAACATCGTCTGGCACTGGACTCTCATTTGATAGTGGGTTAGGTAGTTTGTATGGCGGTGGAGGTGGCGGAAGTATTAGCAGTGGTGGTGCTACAGTAATGAATGGGGTGGCTAGATCAAGGCGGACACAGCAAGAACCATCAACGATGGATTACGTTACTGCTATTGGTGGTTCTGTACTGAAGAGTATGGCAATCAACAAAGGCATCGGCATGGCGTCCACGGCATTATTTGGCGCAACGCCAATGGCCATGGCTGGTAACTTCTTTACTGGAATACAAGCAGGATATTTAGGTGGTGCTGAGGCTTTGGCGTACACAAGTACCCTTCCCGCATCTGCTACTGGATTAACCACAGGTATGGAAATTGGTGCAGGTGTTGCTGAATTCTTTGGTGTGGGTGGAGCGGCAACAACAACCGCCACCACTTCGGCAGTAGTTGCCGGCACAGAGGCTACTGCATTGGCTGCGGCGCCCGAATTGGCTGTAATGGGTCCTGTTGGTTGGACGATATTAGCGGCCATTGTTCTTTTTTCAGTATACGGTGGCGGTGGCGGTGGTTCTGCACCTCCACCAAAAGAGCCTAAGTATCACGCTGGAATATATGTAGCAGGAAATAACAACATCAATGCAATTGCGCCTATACTTGAAACAGTTGATTATCATGCACCGCCTGAAGGATATAAAACAGTTGCATATGGACTGTTGAGAGTAGCATTCAATGCGACTAAATCAGCAGAAAAAGTTACTAATATGATAGCATCGTATGATTTTATTTACATGAAAGTTCAGTTTGATAAAATCTCAATGATTGTTGGTAAAGGAGCACCTAATTCTTCATATACTCAAGATGGTGCAACAGACACATTAAGTTGGCCAGCACCCACTGAAAGTACAAATCTTAGCGCAATTGCAAGTGATATTATTAATTGGGTTAAAGATGACTTTAAGAAACTTGCGACTACTGAAAATTTAAGTAAGCTGGATAAAGCCGCAGCCGGTTTAGAAACATATACACTTGATGAACTTAGTAAAGGACTTATTCCTGATTTGGTCAGAGGTAAATATGCACTAAACCAAAAAATAGAAAAGGGAATATACGCAAACAATGTTGCAGAGTCAAATCGTATTTCTCAATTAATTGATACTGCTAACAAACAAAAAGCATATATGTCAGCGGCAACAGGTGCAGAGTATGACAGCGAGGGCAACGAAACAAAGGCGGCAACAGCGGGTGGTAAAAATATGGTGTATAGTTTGAAAGATGGTAAATTTGTTGAGAGTGCATTCCCTGGTGCATTATTGATTGATACTGCTGGAAGACCTGTCTACGATATTGAAGGCACATCAGCTGGATTAAGCGTTGAAGACTTTGTTAGTTCTGCTACAGCAGGCAGTAGTAGACAAGCGAACATATTAGTTGATACTCCAGCAAGTACTTCTGATGGTGGATCAACTACTGTAACAACAGTCACTGGACCTAAAATAGATAACTCTGCTGTGACAAATTATTTTATACCAACAAATGGCATGATTGACGTTGTTAGAGCATCAACTCCACAAGTAGGATAAAAAAAGGGAAGCATTTTATTGCTTCCCTGTCAAGTCACAAAGGAGATTACGAAATATTAATCTTCAGCCAACTTCTCAAAGTAACTCAAATCTTCATCGTCATCGACAACTGAGTCTGCAACTGTAGTTTTCTTAGCAGGTGTTGCAACAGGTTTTACTGAAGCTAGACTTGTCACATTAGATTTTGCAGACTGATAATTATCACCAGCAGAACCATCTTCAAGCCCAAGCACTTTGTTCAAACGTGCTTTCAACTCATCATAAGACTTGAAGTTCTTTTCAGCTAAGAATTCAGACAAGTTGTATTCTTGTTTCCAAATACGCTCTAGATCATCTTCATCACCAGACAAAGGTGCTGAAGAGTCAAACTCAGACTTATCATAATTCTGATAGCCTTCAACTTTACGAATCTTCAACTTGAAGTTCGCACCTTCCCAGAGATCAAATGGATTGACTGCAACTTCATCTTCAAACTCGGGATTCATCTTTTCATTTAACTTGTCAAAAATCTTCTTGCCGAATTTAAACAATTTAACTGTTCCGTCATTGTCAGAGTTTGCAGGGTCTTTGACAATGTAAACGTTTGCGATATACTGCAACTTACGCTTTTGCTTACGTGCAATATCTTTGTTAGCATCAGAACCAGAGTTCCAGAGAATGCTATTGTGTTCAGACACAGGGTCTTTCTTGTTGAGTGTAGTCAACGAGTTTTCAATGTACCATCCACCAGGACCTTGAAACGAGTGCTGAAATATTTGAACCCAAGGCACATCTTCGCCTGAGGGTGCGGGAAGAAAACGAATCGTTGCGAATCCATTGCCTGCTTTGTCTACTGTGGGTTTCCAGAAGCGAAGGTCTTCATAAGACTTCTTACCTTCTTCTTTGTTTGTGAGTTTGGAAACTGCGTCTGTGAGTTTTTCCAAATCTTTGGTGCGTGACTTTTTCAAATCTGCAAATGATGATGATGCCATATTAGTATATTCCTTGTATGTTAAGTATTGAATGTATGTTTTGCTTGTCCACTTTTATCATAATCTACTATAGTATATAGTCTATCACAATTCTCTTTTTGTGACAATAGACGGCAAACCTTCTTGGGTTTACTCATTACTGCCACTACGCCACTACTAACTCTCTGAGTGACTTTTTCATCCGTGCCGTATCGTAATTTAAAAAGGGCTGGTACTTTTTGCATAACTTGCTTACCTCTTTGTAGATTGGATCATGTATCATTGTATCATACCTTTTGACAAAATGCAATAGTGAATTCAATATTGCCAATGTCTCTAGGCTGATTTCTTTCCTTAAATATTTCTTTATGATTGGTGGATGATCTCCACCTTTCGCATCAAAAAATTCATTCAATTCGTTGGCTGTCCAACCAGAGATAAAATCCATCTCATTTTTAAATACATACGTCAACGATTCTTGTTTGCGTTTCCATTCTTTATAGCGTTCTTCACACTCTTCAGACAGAAGTTCACCGACCCACATCTTTGTGTCGTGCATAAAATTAGAAACTAAAAACTCTTCTAAGTAAGCATCTTTACGGTTGCCAAGTTTAGCAAAAAAGATTTTGTCTTTACGTTTCAAAAAAGAATCGTATGTGACATTGACTTTCTTATTATACTTGAACCAATCGTAACTGTCTAACGTAAAATGATTTTTAACTCCTAAGTAAACCTTGTATGCGTCTATAGCATCCATCTTCATCAGTCTTCGACCTCAATAGGTAATCTAGCTTTCGGTGCAATCATCTTCAACTTCATTGCTTCACCTTCAATAGAAGACTTCATGCGAGGTGTAACTAAAGATGCCGCAGTTTCAACTTCAATGTTCTTGATAGTGCAGTATTCAATGATAGCATCAATCATTGTAATTGGATGCTTATCGAATTGAATCTTTTTGATTTCGGTTTCAAACTCTTTCTGAGTCAGAATATTAAGATTCATAGAATCGTACCGATGTAATTCTGCCGTTTTTGTAGTAGCCAAATTGTGTTTGCACCTTTGCTGGTTTTGCTGTACGAAAATTTGAATTATTTATCTCACTCTCGGATGCATAGTAGTAAGCTGGATATCCATTCTTACGTTGATGCGCTCTCATCTTAATTTCAGTCTTCATAATATTCATTTCAAAATTTCCTTTAATTACAATCTATAAAAAATATGCCCCTCAATTTGAGCAATTCTATGCACTTTGTTAACCCA